CAGATTGAGGGAAAGTGCAGATCCCAATCATATTCAAAAGCCACCTAGCCGGATGATCAGGCCAGCTGGTCGGCCGTGGAATAGTGCAGCACAACCGCAATGACGGCCGCCTTCAGGCTGGCCGCGCCCTCGACGGGCAGATCGACCGGGCGCGGCGCTTCCGCCTCGACCCAGTCGCAAAGACCCCCAGCGTGCGGTCGGCGGCGAGCGCTGCGCCAATGCTGGTGGTCAGTGTGTCGAAAGTGGCGTCACGATCTGTGCCCTGAACGACAGCCTCGATCTCGGCGCGGTGTTGGTAGTGGTAGCGCAGCGGTGACAGCGTAACCTCAGGCTCCCCCGGTTCGCCGTCGCGCAGGATCAGCAGGCCTTCAGCCGGGACACGTTCGGGCAGCACCTCACCGCGCAACGCGGTGGCGGCCAGCGTCGAGAGCCGCGCGTGCAGCGCGGTGAGGATGGTTTCGCGAGTGGTGGGCAACTTATGTCTCTGTCAGTTCCTTGAGACCGAAATATCGACTACCGATCTGCCTCAATAATTTTGTACGCACTCGGTGAACCTACTCGCATAATCGAATTTTGTTTTCCGGCTTCGCCGATACCAACGAGTCGCTTGGTGGAAGGCAATGTAAGGCGCTTTCCGATATTGTACTTCGGATACTTCCCCTCGATCTTGGGGTGCATGAACGCAGCCACTTCAACATCTGAATCTGTAATGTACCGACCACACCAACGTTCAATAATGTGTTTCCAGTCCGCGGCCCGCGTTCCTTGCGTTGTCAGCTGAGCATCTAGCCACTCGTAAGCCATGCGAATGCAATCGTTGTGCTCGTGATTAGGCTGAAAAAGTTTTGCGTCTTTTTTTGCTTGCTCGATTAGATCGTCAGTGAACATCACTTTGAGTTTCCTTGTGAAATTGCTTGGGTGAAGAGACGCGTTCCTCTCAAACTTGGCAAGCGGCAAAGTGCTTCCTGCTCCTGATCAAGCCCTTCCTTCTACCCAACCCTCCACGATCAGCCTTGGCAAGCTATCTAGCGCCCGCTCAACATCGTGGTCGAGGTTAAGCCGTTTCGGCAGCTTCACCTGCGGCACAAGCAGGAAGATCGGCACCGTCACTTTTCCGCGCCCGGTCTTCGAACGGGACACCACGGCCTGACCCTTGGTGTTGAGCCGCCCCTCTGCCACCAGCAGGCTCGGGCCCGTCCGTCGATAGACGAACCGCAGGCGCAGCCCGCGCCGCCGTTCCCATTCGCCGGGGGTGATCCGGCCGCCGCGCGTCGATTTCCCTGCAGCGGGCAACGGAATTGCCAGCCAGAACCCGTCCTTCGAGCGGATCAGCGGGCCGGTATCGTGGGCCCCCACAATGACCGGGGCCTTGGACCAGACCAGCGCCGCCGCATCCAGGCTCTCACCCGACCTCGGGAAGTTCTGGTTGCGGATCGAGTTGGCAAGCCGGCGTCCGAGCCCCGCGCCGGAGATCTGCATGCGCCAGTCAGTCTTCAGCCTGGTCCCGGCCTCTCGCATGGCGGCGGTCACCGCGCGTTTACCTGCCGCCACCTCGGCCGCCATCATGGCCACGATGTCGGGGTCGATGTCGAGTTTCAGCCTCAAATTTCCAAAGATCTCATTTTCAGGTTACTATGTGCACTCATTTCAACTTCAGAACCGGGAGGAAAACGATGATTGATCGTGACGCGTATGTGGAGAAGGCCAAGGCGAATATCGACAAGTGGAACGCAGAGATCGACAAGATGCAGGCAAATGCCAAAGAAGCGCAGGCCGATGCGAAGATCGAATACGAGAAGCAGCTTGCCGAAATGCGAAAGCAACGCGATGAGGACGAGGCGAAGATGAAGGAGGCGCAGCAGGCATCGGACGCCGCTTGGGACGATATGAGCAAGGGTTTTCAAACAGCTTGGGCCAGCATCTCAGACTCGTTCCAAAGTGCGATGAAGCGGTTCAAGTGAACTGATCCACTGGCCGTCAGCGTTTCAGATCACCAGTAGCCTACGACAGCCGCAAGTCCACGGTCCAGACGAGCCGCTCACGGTCGCGAACAGGCTCGCCCTGGATGAGAAAGGCTTCACCATCGATTTCCAAGCGGTCACCCGGACGCAGGGTCGGAACCTCCGCGACGCGCAGGTCGACTCGGGTGGTTTCCGACCAAAGCCGTGCGTCGCCGAAGTCGGTGATCGCATCAGCCTGCCGCGAGACGACGCGCACCAGCATGGGCGCGCCGCCGTCGGAGGTGTAGACCGCCTCTCGCCCTATGTTCGGGTCGGTGAACAACAAGTCGACGGAAGCCGCAAAGGCAGACATTACGTCCGCCGTGCTGAGCGCAGAACCTGCGGCCGGGTGCAGATCGGCAGTGGATTGCTCTCGATCTCGAGCCGCACCCATTCGTCACGGTCCCTATCGGGGATCGTGCGCGCGTAAAGCGGCAGTCCCAGAGTATTGACCGTCTCGAAGGTGTCGGCGGGTGCGTGGTAGATTTCAAACAGTCCCTCGACGCCTTCGGGATAGAAGAAGGCCTTGTCGGTCGGCACACCGAAGCCCGCCCCACCTCGATAGCGACGGAAGGTGATGCCACCAAAGCTGACCTCGTCGGCGACCCGGCCGCGCAGATCGGCAGCAGCGGCGGTGTTGAGATAGGTCTCGCGCACCTCCTTGTGGGCAATGAGATCGGCGAAGAAGGCGGAGCCGCATTCGGCGCGGACCTGCACGGCCCCGGCTGCAAGACCACCCATGCTGTCCTCGACATCCTCGATCAGCGCCTGACAGCGTTTGCGCAGCGCGCCAGAGCCCGGGGTCGCGTTGTCGAGATCAAAGTCGATCTCGGTGGCGGGCGTGATGGCGAACTCGGTGAAGTAGTTGATCACCGTGGCGCTGTCCTTGGGATCCTTCACAATGCCCTGAATGCCGTTCAGCAGGTGATATTCGAACGTCGCCTCCGCATCCTGGCGAAGACGGCCAAGCTTGCGGGCGACCTCGCTTTGCACCTGCTGGGTCGCACTTTCCGAGCCGAAATCGCGGATGCCCTGAATTTCAGACGCCCAGAGCACGTCCTGCTTCTTGAACTGGCGGCAGACAAAGGCGCGCATGTCGCGACGCTCGGGAACCTGTTGCTCGGCCGCCGAGCCGCGTTCGGAGAACGGGATCAGCGAAAGCGTGCCGTCCCGGCTCTCGATGACGACGGTGCGCGAGCGCACGCCGCGCGGTGAGAACAGGCTGGCGCCGGACAGGATTGCGGGCTTGAAGGGGATGTTTTCCAGAGCACGGGTGAGTTCGATGATGGTGAAGGCATCGCCTTCGAAGATATCCATGGTGGTCATGGGAATGCCTCCTGTAATTGTGGATCAGCGGACGAGGATGCCAGCCGCCAGCAGCGCGGCATGGGCGGCGGTGATCTCGCCCTCGCTGGGGGTGCCCGCAAAAACGACATCGTGGCGATTGACGATGGCGGGGCCACGGATCAGCGCAACGGCTGGCACATCGCCGCCTGTCGCGTCGGCCTTGCCCCAGAGCACCGCCACGGCGGTTTCTGTTCCGTCGACGGCGGCGGGATCATGGGCGGCGTATTTGCCAGATGCGGTGATCTTGCCCAGCACGGTGCCCGGATCGAGCGTGCCTGTGGCGACGGTGATGGTTTCGCGGTTGTAGTCGCGGAAGGCTTCCCAGACGAGGAAGCCTCCGGGATGCGTGGTCTCGGTGAGCGTGGTCACGTGGTTATCCTTTCAGCTTGAAGGTGCGGGCGACGATCTCGCCCCAGGGACGGGCTGTCGTGCTCCGGCCGGGTTGCGGGTGATGGGCAGTGATTTCGGGCTCGGCCTCGGCTTTTGCCGCCAGAAGAGCCATGCGCACCTCGTCGAGACTGGCGTCCTGTTCGAGGAACCGCCCAGCCATCTGTGGTTGGCCCGCAAGGCGGCAAAGATCGACGACAGCGCGGGCATGGCTGATCGCCTCGGCGCGGATCGCGGCGGGATCGGGCGGTGCGCCCCCCGGAGCCGGGACCGGATCCGAAGGGCTGGGCATGTCGTCGGCCTCAACTTGCCCCCCGGGCTCGACAAGAGCATCGTCGCTACCCGCCTCACCGGTGCAGTCAGCAGGTTCGACATCGCCGTCCACGATACTGTCGATCTCTGGGTGTGTGTTCATACCTGTCTCTGGATTGCCTTCGGCCGGAACGCCCTCCGCATCGGTCGGAACATCCTCCTGGTCTGTGCCATCCACGGCCTCGACGAGGTCGGGCGGCGCATTGCGGAACCGACCGATGTCGAACTGCGCGGCCATCCTGACAGGGTCCGCCAGCCGGTCCGCGAAACCCGCCGCCACCGCGTCGGCCGCATCGAACCAGGTCTCAGCCGCCATCAGCACTGCGATCTCGTCATCGGATTTGCCGGATTTGGCGGCATATCCCCGAACGAGGCTGCCTGCGATCTTGTCCAGCGCCTCGGCCATGGCGCGCATGTCGCCCGCTGTGCCCATTGCCAACCCCGACGGGTCGTGGATCATCAGGAACGCGTTTTCCGGCATGACGATCTCGTCACCCGCCATCGCGATATAGGACGCGGCTGAGGCGGCAATGCCGTCGATCCAGACCGTGACCGTGCCCTCGTGCCGCTTCAGCGCATTGTAGATCGCCACCGCATCGAAGACTGACCCGCCCGGGCTGTTCAGCCGCAGATCGACCGGCGTCCCGTCGGGCAGTGCGCCGAGTTCGGCAAGGAACCCCTTCGCCGAAACCCCAAAGGCACCGATCTCGTCATAGATCGCCACTTCCGCACCCGTTCCCCGGGCGCGGATCGCATACCAGCTTGTCATAAAATCACTCCTGTTCGGTGGCGGGATCGGTGGAGGCGGATCCGTCGCCTGTGTCTCCGCCTGTGCCATCACCCGGATCCGGCCGCGCTGCAGGCGTCGCGCGGGCACCTTGCGTTTCGCCGGGGCTCGCGCGGTAGCTCAGCCCCAGATCAGCGACACGCCTGGCATCCGCCGCATTCTCTCGGTCGACTTCCTCGACGTCATATCCTGTGGCCTCGACCACCTTGCGGCGCGAGGTGATACCCGCTTCCATCGCCAGCACCTGTGCCTGAATGTCCTTCAGCGGATCGACCCAGTCCCAACGCGGGGGGATCCATTGAACCGGTCGCGCGACGGCGGGATCACCGATATCCAGCGCCCCCGACAGCACAGCCGTCTCAAGCCAGCGCCGCCAGATCGGACGGCACAACTGATGTGCCATCACCCCATGCTGCAGCTGGCCAATGCGTCGCCGGAACTCGACCAGCTCTGCCCGCAGGCTCGAATAGTTCGCCTGGCGCACATCCCCGGTTACGAGGTGATACGGCAGCCCCAGTGAGGCTGATACCGACAAGAGCGTCCGATATTGAAACGCCTCATAGCCGCCCCCAACATCTGCAGGACTGGAGAACTTCACATCCTCGCCCGGCAGCAGCACCTGCATCGTGCCGGGTTCGAGGCTCGCAATGGCGGTGCCAT